CTTGTATATTGAAATCATCGAGGCTGTTTATCTCTCTACCGAGCTTCTCGCTCATGTACTGATATACCGCCTGATTAAGATCTTCTTCTTCAAACGAATAATTCTGATCAGAAGAAACTTGATCAGAACTTTCATTTTGTGGCTCAGGAGTTTGACCTCCTGATTCAAACGTTTGTGCATTCTCAGTGTCAAAGGACATTGGACTGTCCTGTGGCTGAGGGGGCTCTTCTTGAACAGCTTGTTCTTGAACAGGTTGTTCTTGAACTGGCTCAGCCTGAGGCTGCTCATTTGTGGGAGCAGCATCAGCTGCCAGTGACTTTTGCAACTCCTCAGGAGTATCTACAAACTCAAGCTTTGTGGGCTCGTTTTCCATTTCTATTTAAATTAAATTTTGTTCAAGTATCAGGGGCCGAAGTACACGATAGCCTTACCAGAGCTGCCATCAATCGTGATGGTGCTCCATCTTCCGTAAATAGTAACCCCCCTGGGGATGGCTACGTTATTTATCTGAGGGAACCCAGTGTCAGCACTTGTGAACTCAGTAGTATCATCCAGAGATGTTACAGCAACAACCACCATCCCATCAGGTACTGTTACACCGCCCGTTGCGTAAGCTCCCCCGTGCTGACCAAACGCCATGAGGTTTGCACCTCCGCTATTGTATATACTATTAGCTGCCATGATTGTCTATTATGCGAGAGTTACAGATGAGTTGTCCAAACCAAATACACCGTACTCGACGATGGTGTTTACCTTGGTTGCAATACACTGATAAGTCATATCCACTGCAACGGGGATAAAAGCAAACTCGCCACCACCAATTTTAGCTACAAGAGCTGTGTTAGATTCGGTTTCGTTTCTGACAAAAATGTAATTCTCTTTTTTCTCGTCAAGGTTCCTGATGTACAGGTAAGCACTTTCCAGCTTGTCATTAGCCTTGTAAACTACAAGGTCATCTGTATCTGCAGCGGTGCCTTTGACCTTGGCTCTGATCAAAGAACCTGAATCTGCAAGCAAGTTCGATGCAACAGAAACATCCAAAGTAGACGTAAGAACGTCTGCTGATGAAACCCTAAGGGCTACTCTTACTGTTGCCATTATGATTGGTGTATTAGGATAAACTCAATAGGAGTGTTCGTTTGGCCTGAAGGAGTTGTCACTTTGATGTCATGCGTCCCATCCTCGTTGTGATAGGGCATAAACAAAAAGTCTCCTGCGTACAGCCTCCCAATAGCCTGAGCATCAACAGTTACAGTAATGTATTCTGAAGCAGTAGTGCTAGCGTTTCTCAAAAAGAATCTGTGATTCTTAGCTGGTCCAGAAGGATAATCATCAGCATCAATGAGAGTCGTTGTTGTAGATGCTGCTGCCAATATTTTCCTAGATACACCAGTCGTCTGATCAAGACCAGTAAGATTACCTGCCTCGGTAAGAGTAGATGCTGCAGAAAGAGACAACACATCTCCAGTCAAATCAGCACTGGACAATGTTAGTGTTGCAGTTGTTGTCGCCATTTTTCAAGTGTTTGCTACAAATATAGCTATTATTTATTTCTTCTTTTTAGCTCCTTTGCCAGCTCTAATCTTAGCTGCTTCTCTTTTTCCAAAGGCAGATTTTACTCTCGCCATAGCCCAAGCATGTTGAGATACTTTAGGCCTGTTTCCAGAGCTCATATAAGCAGCAAGACCTCTTTTATATACTTGCTTTTCAGCGGCATCAAGACCAGCCATCCCACCTTTCTTTGTTTTACCGCCTTTTTTGAAAACACCTCTACCCTTGAGTATATCTGCTTGAGTCACTTTCCCATCCCCAGTGAGGTCTGGAAA